TGCCAGAATCAACTAAGTTAGTAGCATGTTCCATCCATATACCAGAGTTTTCAATAGCAAAGATAAGACGGCTTGGTGAATCAAAGATACGAACGGAACGCACTGTTCCAGTGATACCTTCGGCATAAACATCGGTTGCGCGGGCATATACACCAGTTGAAATAGGCTGAGCGTACCCTGAAAGGGTAATAGGTTGACCTAGATTGATACGCATTGTTCCTGAGGTAGAGTTAACACCGTTGGTATTGGCTGCCCAAATGTAAGAGTCACGGCCTTCAAAGTCATAGACACCGTTCTCATTGTGAAATACCAATGGTCCGTATGTCATGTCACCGTTTTGGTCTAGCGTTGCAATGCGAGCGCCCTTGTTTGAACCAACCATAAGGTATGTTCCAAGGTATGCATAGAGCGATAAGATAAGTTCGCCTCGTGGCATTACAGCAGCAGTAACAATAGTTCCTAGAACTCCTGCATTATCTACTTGTAATTTAAAGATAGTAGAGTGGTCACCTGCGTAACCACCAAGGTAGATTGCAGCAGAGCCTTCGGTTATGGCACTCCATGTCCATAGTACGGGCATGTTGACTGAACCATTGATAAGAGTTCCTGATGCTGCCACCATTGTTGTCTTAATATCAACGGCTGCGCCAGCACCTTTGCTGTTAAAGGTAAGTTCATATGCTGAGTAAGTTAAATCAGTAAACTTAAATGCAGCAACGATACGGCTTTTAACATACTTAAGAACCACATGGTCTGCTGTTAGACCATTGTAGGCATAATGTTTATGTGTTGTGCCATCAGATAGTTTGACATCGTAGATGCCAGCAGTTGTAGCCACATACATGTATGTACCATCTGAGGTAGTAGCAAGGACTGTTTCATTGTTAATAGAGGCATAGTTAACCAAGGCAGTAGAGACACCAGCGGTAGTAATCTTATACATGGCTGTAGTCTGTGTTGTGCGTACTGTCATATCTGTAGCAACGGCAAAGGCAACACCAGTAGAACTAGCACCCGTATCAACCTTGCACTTACCAGTAAAAGCCTGAACAAGTGTTGTCTTTTTAAGCAGAGTTAATTGGCCTGGAGTCCATACATCTACGCCATAAGAGTTATTGAAACGAAAGCGTACTTCGTTATCATTACCTTCCATTGGCTCTGTGTATTGGATACCTTCGCCATAGTGCCAAGAGGACTGGCTGCGTGTCCAATAGCCTGAGCCTGCAAGCGTATGCTCACCTGGGTCACGCATCTGGTCTACACGCTGAGCACGAAACTCTGCAGTCTGTCGCTTGTATGGTGTGTTGTCTGTTACTGCCATAATGAATGGCAAACCAGCAATAGCAACATCGAAGGCATTAGCGTTTAAATCATAGTATGTGGATAGACGGCCCGATAAATCAATTATCGTGCGCTCGGTAATGTCAGGTGCTCTTGATACCACTATGACTCCTTAAATAGTATTACGACAGTAACAACTTCGCTTCATCGGCGCTAATGCCAAGTCTGGCGAGTAGGGCTGCTTTGGCTGTTGCCTGTGCAGCATCTTGTTCTGCCTTCCAAGCATCATATTGTGCAAATCCCGCGTTAAATTGCGCTTCTGTAATTGGCTCACATTCTAAAAACTCTATGCCTTCATACTCATCACCGCGAGCAACATAGCCGCCATTGGGAATTAACATACTTAAAACATTTTGGATTGTAGCCATTATGCACCAATTTCCATAAGTGTAATTGAAGAAGGAAAAGTGTTCAATGTTACTAGACCACTACTTGTTGATTCATAAGGTGCTGCTTGTGTTTTGTAGGTTGTCGCGCTAGTAGTTGCTGGAGAATCTAAGTAACAAGCCGTTAAAAAGCCCGCACTAGCCGAACTTGTACCACTAACTACATTTATCCCAAACGCTATTACACGACTGGCTAAGACAGTTGCACCGCGTAAGTATTGCCAACCGCCCCAACATCTATAAGCAGCCCTTTCGGCCTCACCATATTGCGAAATTAAAACTAAAATTTTGCTTGTATTTAATGTCGGTGTAATTGTTGCCGTTAATCCAGTATCGGTAAAAGTAGTTGTTGAAATGGTTGTTCCTGTTGAATACTGAGCCGTTATAACTTGCAAAACTTTACCGCTTGAAGGCAATGTTGCCCACGCTAACCCTGTACCTGCAGTTGAGTCAGCCTTGAGATATTGTCCATTGGTACCAACTGCTAGACGAGATACCGTATCGGCAGCGGTACCAGCAATAAGGTCGCCCTTAGCATCTGCAATAGTTGCAGGTATTTCTCCGTGACTATGCCCACCTACTCCAATTGGATACCAAACATTGTCGGTTGAATCCCAGACATAACCTGGTCTGGTTGTGTTACTAAATGTAGCCAAGTTAGTTTCCTCCTAGGAGTAGTTGTGCTTCTTCGGCAGTGATACCGAGACGAGCAAGTAGTGCTGCTCTGGCTGTAGCAATATCAGGCGCAATTACTGTGCCATTATGTGCTGCAACAATTGGTATTGCTTTATCTTTGTCAGATTCAGCAATGTTTAACCATAGGTCTTTGTTTTCATCTATAAGTGGGCGACCAGTAACTTCAACACCAATAACCTTTAGTTCCGCTACTAATTCTTCACCATTAAGATTTGGTGGTGTATCAAATTGAATTAACATTATGCTCCTAAGTAACTGAATTGAAGTTGAGTTGAGTAACCAGCAATAAGGTTTAACGCACCACCAGAGTTCTGACCACATCTACTATCTATGTAATCTCCCGCTACCAAATTTAATACTAAAGATGCTGAATGAGTAACTTGGCTGCCAACACTAGTATATGTATGAAAAGTTCCAAATACATCTGTTCCATTTTTATAGATGTAACTCCATTTAGCGCCTGTTGCAGTTGCAGCCCAACAATGTTGATAGTTAATTAACCATTTTCCACTATATCCTGTAGGTACAGTTAAACGAGAATTGTTGGTAACATTGTCGTGGATGTTATTAGTATCATAATATTCGGCATCCCATGTAATAGTATTATCGCTACCGCTTGTGCAAGATTGCACGGCAGTTTTATAAACCGATGCGCCCACATAAGTTGAACCGCTTGCAGGTGTAGCCCAACTTGGAATACCTGATGCCACAGTCAAGACCTGAGCAGATGAACCGATACCTAAACGAGCAGGTGTACCTGCAGCAGAGGCATAAGACATATCACCAGCAGTGGTAAGTGTGGATAGATTCTGCGCCGTTTTCTGCGCTCTTGTATTAGCCATTAGTTTCCTCCAAGTAGTGTCTTAAACTCATCTGCAGTTATGCCAAGACGAGTGAGTAGGGCTGCTTTGTCGGTAGCGGATTTATCAGGCAACGGGTTAGCAATAGCAGCGTTAATTTCTGCCTCTGTTTTTTTATCATCGGTAAGCCAGACAATATCGCCAATTTCATCACCTGATAATGTCCACTCTTTTGCACCTAAATCATCAAGTGCTTTTACAATTTCTTTATGTGTTGTCATTAGTACACTTCCAATACGCTAAAGTTGTTATTAAATCCAGCATTTGCACCGTATAGCGTTACACTACTGCCATCTGTTTTCATTTGTAACTTAAATACTGTTGATGATGCAGCAACATTTGTAAAATAAAACAAAACATTAAATTGAGTGTATCCAGTTGCACCTCTTGCACCAGTATAAAGCAATCCAGAACCTGTTGCGCCTGCAAATAACTTAAAATCTATTGCAACATTTGCTGCACAATAAATGCTAAAACTTGCTTTGACTTCAATTTTGTTTGTTGCAGAAACAGGTGTGCGTGTAATTGTCATATTTGTTACATCTACATAGGTTGTTGAAGTTGTTGAAAAATCTCCACCTGCTGCCGTTGTTGTTAAGACTGGCAAAGTGCCACCAGAAGGCGTAGCCCAAGTTGGGATACCGCTTGCGACTGTGAGCACTTGGGCAGATGAACCAATTCCTAGACGGGCAGGAGTATTAGCAGCAGATGCGTAAATGATGTCACCTGTTGTAGTAGTCAAAGTCTTAGCCACATAGGTAGTTGCAGCAGCAGCAGTTGTAATTGTATCTGTGTATGCCACCTGTAAGGCGGCAATAATTTCTACAATATCGCTTGTAACTGTTGCGGTAACAAGGACTACGCTAGTACCAGTAGTTGCTGTGTAATCAGAACCACGAGATAGAAGTACACCGTTAAGGAATACCTGCTCATACCCTGGGGTATAGGCAAGAACATTTGTTGTATCATCTGTACCGCTAAGAGTTGTAGTTCCATTAGTTGGTGCTTTAGACCAACGAGTAACTACTGTAGTTGGTGCAGTGCCATCTGTATCTACCCAGATAAGTCCATCTGTAGGAGATGAAGGTTCAGTTGGTTGAGCAAGAGAACCTGAGATAGCACCCCAAGAGGCAGCAGTTCCATTAGTTGTTAGATACTTACCTGAGTTAGATGTCTGTGAGGGAACTACATAAGCAGATGTTGTATCAAGAGATACGGTAACTGCGCCACTTGCGCCACCACCTGTTAATCCCGTTCCTGCTGTCACCGATTCTATATCTCCGCTTGTTGCCATAACAGACCAAACAGAGCCAGTCCAGACATACATAGCAGCAAGAGTTGAATTAAAGTACAGCGCACCAGTAAGAAGTGCGTTGCCATCATTGTCTAGTGTAGGTGCAGATGATTTAGCACCAAGGTATCTATCATCAAAGTTGTCATAAGTTGTGGCTGCATCTGATGCGCTAGTTGCTGCACTAGATGCCGATGTAGATGCACTAGAAGCACTGGTTGCTGCTGCTGTCTGTGATGTTGCAGCAGACGATGCGCTTGTTCCAGCAGAAGATGCAGATACTGCAGCATTTGCTGCAGATGTAGAGGCAGCCGATGCGCTAACACCTGCGCTAGTTACGCTTGTACTTGCTGCAGTTGCACTGGCAGCAGCACTGGTAGCAGAAGTAGCAGCAGCGGTTGCACTGGCAGCAGCCGATGTAGCAGAAGTACCCGCTGCTGTTGCAGATGCTGCAGCAGATGTTGCGCTAGTTGAAGCAGATGTAGCACTTGTCGCTGCTGCAGTTTGACTTGTTAAAGCAGATGAGGCAGACGTTGCCGCGCTAGTGGCAGACGTTGCAGCACTTGTTGCTGACGTGGCAGCAGCGGTCTGTCTTGTAAGAGCCGATGCTGCAGAAGTTGAAGCACTAGAAGCACTGGTTGTTGCAGAAGTTGCAGAGGTTAATGCAGAGGAAGCACTTGTTGCTGCAGAAGTGGCACTGGTTGCTGCTGAGGTAGCAGAGGTTGCTGCACTGGTGGCACTTGTGGCTGCGCTTGTGGCAGAAGTAGAGGCAGCGGTTGCTGAACCAAGAATAGAGTCAACGTAATCCTTAGGGGCTGCAGATGATGAAACCATACCTGCACTAGATAGACCAGTAATAGTTCCAGCACCGCTAACAACAATAGATGCTGTTGAACTTACTGTACCCGTAAGGGTTGCACCGTTAATAGTAGGAGTAGTAAGAGTCTTGCGTGTAAGAGTAACTGCTTGAAGTGAACCAACTACATTGCCATCGTTGGCTGCAAGCCCGTGGATATGTGTTAGTCCAGCAGAGGCAAGAATGGCTGTATCATTGTCATAACCGCGAGCAGCCTGATGAGTTTGTTCTTCTTTAAAGTCACGACCAGATACACCGTGGCGCACAGATGTACCAGCAGCATGAGAAACAGCCTGAGTATTATCTTGTCCACGGGTAATAGTAAGGGTTGTAGATGTTGCAGCCGTTACCGTTACTACTTCTTCTTTGGACCCATCTGGGTCAAGGATAAGTGTGTAAGGAACCGTTGATGGAAAACCGCTGACAGATACAACGGCAACGCTTGTTGTTGTATCACCAGTTGCTGCTGATGTAATAGAGTTAACCAGCGATGTTTGAATTGCTGTAGCGGAAAAGTTCCGCTTGAGTACGCCTGGGTCGCCTGCTGCCATGTGGGTGCCTTATCTCTGATAGTGTGAACGAATTGGGAATTGACGGCGCATGTTCTCCGCCACTTCGTTTAAACGAGTGTTGTAAACATTGAACAGGAAACGTGCTGCATTAGCACCACTGCCTGGTCCACGTTGGTTATCAAGTACATCTGCTTCTGCAGATAATGGACCTAAACGTGCAGGGTCAAGGAATGAAACCATACGAAAGGCTGCACCATAGATGAGCACATCTTCTGCATAAGTTGGTATGCCAGTAATGGTTGACATTTCTTGTGTTGCTGTAGAGTTAATATCAAAAAGTGTTGGGCGCTTGGCATAAGCCACGTTAACTAATCGCCCTGGAACGATTGGTGAATACACGCTTAGGCTGTGCCCAAAGTTAGTACCATCGCCAAAGGCTGTTGGATTAGCAGTTCTATCAATTTGCCATGCACGCACTGGTAGCCATTCTTTAGATGGACCAATAACTGCGTGAGTAACTGAAAGGATATTCTCAACTGCATCTGGAATATCATAGGTTGTGCGAGCAGCAATGTAACTGAATTGATACTGGCCTATGCCAAAGACTTGAGGATAGACAGAGTTAAGTGAATCGTTAATTGCTTTCTTGATTTCATAACGTGGAAAGACTGGAGCAGTAATAACCTTAGAAAGGTTATCGTGTGTAGCAGCAACTGAGCCACGCTGACCGCGCCCCCATGGGGCTAGGGTTAACACGTTATCAATGTTGTTGGTGCTATTGACATACATGAGTTCATCGCCTACTTGTGCAAAGCCACGGCTAACAACGCTTGCATCATTAACTGCGATGCTGGTAGTTACTGCATCAGTGATAGCAGCAGTTAGCCAAGTGGTTGATTCAGTGTTCATGCTGTAGCCGTGGAGAAGTGTCTCAATACGGTCAGTCATCTGTTCAAGAGTGCTCACAGGTTAATGCTCCTTAAGGCTGATACTGCTGACTTACCAGTGGTGCCAGCAAGTTCGTTGCATACTGCGTTTAAACCTTTGTAGTCATTTGGCTGGCGAGATGCACTAGCCTTGTAGTTAAGTGCTCCTAATAGGTCCTTGCCAGTTGTGCCAGCATAGGCATTAGCAGCCCCTGGTGCCTCTAGGAAGGCAGTACGGGCTGGGTATGTGCCTGAGTTAGCAAGCCGATTTAATTCTGCTACGAGTGTACTTCCGTCATATCCAGTTGCCATTACTTACTCCTTATTTGTTTCCTTTGATTTCAACAGGTGGCGTATTAACGTCACGGCCACCAATCCCGTATGGGTTAACTGTTCCAAAGTTGTCGTCTTGGTTGACTTGGGTACTCCCACAGCCGCATGTAGAGCACATGATTACTTGCCCTTTTTCTTGAGCATGGACATTCCTTTTGAAACTTCCTTCTTAACCTGAGCCTTTGATTCGCCCTTCTTAAGTTCCATCTTCTTCTGGCCCTTAGGCTCAGTCTTTTCAAAGGCTGCATACGCTGCCTTCTTTGCAATCTTCTTTGGTGCTGCCATGATATTCCCCTTTTGTGTTATGACTTTGACATCTCCACCAACACTAATTGTGTAGTCGGCAGAAATCTTAATTGCCCTGCGTGCTGCGAACTCTGCAGCCTTCATAGAGTTCTTGTTGAAGCCAGTGGCTAATGCACCCAGTGCTATTGAGCCACCGCTTCCTACTGCGTACAATCCACGGTCATCCCTTGACCATAAATAGTCCTGGTCTACTTCGTAGATAATTCCGTTTAAACAGATAAGAGCATCAAAACCAGCATCTTTATCGGCTGTATCTGGTATGTAACTGTTCTCTCGCATAACTTCACGCAAGGAAGGTAGAACCTTTGTCTGTATAAATATATCCGTAGGCACTGTCTTTATCACCTTGGGTGGTGCCCATATAAAATTCGCTATATTGCCAGCAATGGCATCACCTGCAAAGGCAAATACATAATCACCCTTGCGTGTTACCTTTTCAAAACTTTTGGAAAAGTATGGCTTGTCATTATAGGTAGTCATGGAATCTGCTGCTATAACTGCCCAGCCTTTTCCCTGAATACCTACGATGGCTGTCATCCCTTAAATCCTCCCGTATTGGCATCAAATGCTTTGCCAACTTTGTTGGAAGCATCTATTGCTGTTTGAATTTGTTTTGTAGATGTGCCTGCAGGTTGTATACCTTGCTCACGAGCAGACTTGTAAAGGTCTAACTCTTTGTTCCATTTCTTTTGTGGCATATTTTCTGCACGACCTGCATCGCCAGTGCCTAATTCTAATGTACTAATCTTGCAACCAAAGCAGCCTTCAACAAACTCAGGGTGCTGGGTTCTCTGATGTAGACTCATAGTGCTGTTATGTTCTCCCCGTATACGCCACCGATAGAGGCATCGGTTAGGCGGTTTTTAGTTGCCTCATCAATAGTGTACTCGTGTCCACCTAGATAGTGTTCAGAGGATGCTGCAATGTCTGTCTGTGCTGGGAAGCGATAACTAGAGTATAGCCCATCAATCATAAGGACAGATACTCCACGGTGGATACCGTAACGAATAAACAGTCTATCCCACGCTATAGGTGTTTCAAATACTGTGGGTGGTACAAACTTGTACTGTGCCATTTATTCTCCTTTTAAGCGCAGAGGGCGGGCGAAAGGAAACTAACTCCCGCCCTCTACTATCAAATTATGACTGGATTGATGAACCAGTCTCAATGCGGTATAACGCAGCCTGACGGTATAGTGAGAATCCGAGGACTCCGTACCAACCGATAGGACGGAAACGCATCAAGCGGTCAACGACTGGTCCGATGATAACGTTTGGCTCCTGTGCAACTGCCTCAGCAAGTGCTTGCTTTCCAGCAAGAATTGTGCGGTAGTTAGCAACTACTGGAGTTACTGTTACAACGGTTGTCGCTGTTACTGCTGCTGTGTTAGCAGTGTCAACAGTGATTGTAGTAGTTGAACCTGATGTAACCAAAGATGTAATCTTTGCACCTGATGCAACGCCTGTACCTGAGATTTTATCTCCTGCTTCTGCAGAAGTAGCAATGATTGATGTTGAAGCAACACCAAATGTGTAACCTGCTGATGTACCAGCAACAGTTACTGCAGTTGTAGCAAATGCTGAACCATCTGCACCATCTATGCCACGGTACATACGAGGTGTTTCTACGAAGTAGGCACCCTCAAATGTTCCGATAGTTCCTGGCCAGAACTGTCCTGTGCCAGTCTCTGCGTACTTGTGCATGTCGTTCCATCCACCAACGCCTGTTTCGGCGCGTAGGTCATGTGATACTTCTGGGTGGATACCACACCAGTAGAGTGAGCCTTCGCGTGGAACAGCCTTGTTTGAACGCAACTTAGCAACAGCCTTACGGATGTTTGCAGCAGTTAGTGTGTCAGATGCTGTGATTGTGGCTGTTGTTGTACGGGCTCCGCCGTAGATAACATTTGTGCCAGTACGCAATGTTTCCATTGCAATCTTGTCAAGTGAGTCAGCCATGTTGAAAGCGATGATGTCAGCAACTGCTGGGTCAACGTCAGACAATGAGAATAACTGCAACTTGCGAGTTACAAGTGAAGCATTACCGTATTCAGCAAGTGATACTGAAACGGTTGAAACATCTGACAATGCTACTGCATCTGGGTCAGTTGTCTCTGATGATAGTGCGGATGTTGCCGCAGCCAAGTCATTGTAAATTGAGAATACAACGCTTGAACCTGGCATCGCTTGCTGAGCAGGGCGCTTGTCGGCTACTGAACGAATCAGTGGCTGAGCACGAAGCGCGAACTCTACATAGCGGTCATACGCGGTTTTGATTAAGCCAGCGAGTGCTGACGAATCTGTGTATGCCATGTGTTCACCTCCTGGTGATTGGTAGTGTTAGTTATATGTTTGAATACCAAGGATGGAACTTAAATCAGCAGCCGAGGTAGCATTTAAAATCTTTGCAAGTGCATCTTCGTCCACCCCTGGAGGTGTACCTGTTTGCATCACATCTTGGATTCTGCGTTGTGCTGCGTTAGCAGGGTCCTTAGCCTTTTCATCGGCTGGTGCCTGTACTCCGAACACATCGCCATACTCAGCAAGCCATGCTGACACGGCTTCTTCTGTAGTATCAATATCCTGTGGGATAAATGCTGCGACTTTAGGGTTAATACCCTTTGCTGATAGAACATCCTTGACAGTACGTTGACGTGTCTGATTTTTCAGACCATTTGCTTCTACCTCAAGTTCTTTCAAACGCTTTTCAAGCGTGCGATTTACCTTGCGTAGTTGCTTAACAACGTCGCCACCTTCGGTGGTTAAGTCGTCATCTTCATCATCGTACTCGTTGTAGTTGGTAGCCATCTACCTATCTCCCTTTTGTTGGTTGTATTCGCAATCCACAAACAAGGTTCGGGGAAACCAAGTTGGCTATTGCTACCAGTCTTGTACGCTCCTCAGGGCTGGTGGGTCTGAGTGAGGATTCTTTTATACTGCGCTATTTGCTTTAAGTGATGCTGACCCAATGCCAGTGTTACCACCAAAGCGTGCTACTTCACGCGCTGCACGGCGTTGTGAGTCAAGAATTGTTGCTTGGTCTTTACCAAGGATTGCGGTGACTGCATCAAGGTCATTGTATTGAGCACCTTCAATGGCAGATAAAGAGCCTTGGCTATTTGCAAGTTGACGAGCCTGTTGGAATGTAACATCAAGTGATTGAAGGTCCATGGTTCCTGCAGCGTTAATGAATGACTCAGCAACACCGTAACCTGCTTGTGTCTGTCCAAAGTCAAACTTAGATTTAAGAGCCTGTGCACCAATTTCAGCAGCACGAGATTGGCGCTTGATAATATCAAGGCCAACTGTTGGATTAAGAAGGTATGTAATTGCTGCTGACTTATCTACACCATAGTAGAGATTAAGTTCTGCAAGAACATCAGGGTTCTTTTCAACATCTTGTGATGCAATGGCTACTCTATCTTCAAACTCTTTAGGTGAAGTTAAGCCACCAATGTACTTACCCATTTCAGCAGTAGTACCAAAGATATTCTTGTCAATGCCATAGTACTGCAAGGTTTGCAAGAAACCCTTTTCCATGTTGATATATGTGCCTTCGTCAACTGCTTTACCAGCAGCGCGTAGAGCATCCATACCAGGAAAGCGTGCTTTGTAAGCAGGGCTTTTGATTAACTCTAAATACATCTGTGCTTTTGTGTAATCGTTTTTGATTAAACTATCTAATTCATCAACTAAATCCTGAGGTAGGCCAAGGCCCTTCATGGTATTGGCATACTCAACATTGGCTGCAAGTCGTCCTTGTTTTGCTATGTCAGCAGCAGTCTCTGCTGCAACGTCAACAATGACACCGTTCCTATATGTTGAACCAAACATGCTTCCACTAAATGGTTTGCCATCTTGAGTAAATGGGTCAGCAACTGTACCGCTACCACCAAAGTTGCCAGCAGTAGAATTGGCTGGGTTTCCAACTTTGACTATTCCATTGGTATAAGTCTGTCCGTTGTATACGCCAGTAAAAGGTGCACCATTAAATTGAAGTACTCCACCTACGGTTTTGTAACCAGTAGTATCTGTTGCACCTGTAACAGCAGTGCCTCCGCCACGAGAACCTGATACAAAATCAGGATTTTTTTCAGTAACAGTAGAAACCTTTTCTCCACCCTTACCGTCAGCAGTTACTGCTCGGCGTAGTGTTCCAGTTGTAGCAGTATTGTTTTGGTAATCCCAACGGACAAATGTTCCTGCTGCAGGAAATGTAACCGCAGCCTTTGTGACTACAGGCACAGCAGTGCTTACTACAGTACCTGCGGTTGCTGCACGCAATCGTGCATCCATTTGAGAATCAGTAAGTGCTGGTGCCTTAGTTACCACTACTGGTGCTGCAACTACATCTAGTGCTGCAAGTGATGACATTCCTCCGCCATCGGCACTTGTATATTCTCTCATTAGCCCACCATTCCAAACATCTTAGCCATGTCCAGTGCATTTGTGCTATAGACTTCTTTAGCATTGCGTGTCTGTTGCCATAGTGGGTCTGATTTAACTTCTTTAGTAAAGTCTGCAAAGGTACGAGCAGCACCTGTAGTTGTATCAATAGTCTTTTTCATTAAGTCATTCCAAGAAACATTGCTTTCATCTACTTCAAGTAGACTAGCCATCTGTCCTCGGTATGCACGAGTTGCCTCATAGAGTGTGCGCCCTGAATCAAGTGCAGTTTTAAATGCAACATTGTTAGGGTTTTCAATCGCCTGACGGCGCATCTCTGCAATGTAATAGTTTGCATCTTTAGAATCTGTTGGGTCAAGCAGAGAGTTGTTAATTATCTTCTCATAGGCGGGTGTAAGAGTTACGCCATAGGCATAGGCAGTATCACGAATCTTAGATAGTGAACTACCAATCTCGCCACCACCAGTAAAGACAATAGGTGCCTGTCCAGCAAGATAATCTTTAAGTTGGTTATCATCCCAGCCGTTCTTGACGGCTTCCTGTGCGATACCACTGACATAGCCAGTCTTATCAAATGCTTTGCCTGTTATAGGGTCAATGCCCTGCACGTTTAAACCAAGTTGTTCTAAGTAACTAGATACTGAGGCAACCTTGTTACGGATTAACTCAACAGTTGTTGACTGTTTGCGTGGGTCATGTGTATCTAAATACCATGAGCGTAGGCTAGGTAGCGTTGTCTGCCACCATGATGTGCCTTCAAGTTGCATTTGGAACTGGTCTGCTGTCCAGCCTTCGGTTGATGCCTTATCAAATAATCCATCAATCTGACTCTTTTGGTCTTTGTTATCTAAGCCAGCAAAGGTTGAGCGTAGGTAGTCAACATACATTGTTTTAAGTGCTAATTCTTTTGCGGTAACTGCAGCATCTGCAACGCCTTTTGCTTTTGCTGCTTTATCAGATGTTGCTTTTGCTGCTGCTGTTTTTGCATCGGCTGCTGCTTTGGCATCTGCTGTTGCTTTGTCAGTGGCTGCTTTTGCAGATGCTGCAGCAGCATCTGCTGCTGCTTTGGTCTCTGCTGGTGTCGTTGTCATTGCAGAAGGGCGTACATAAGTACCCTGCTCATAAGCAGGTGTACCTGGAGCAAGGCTTTCACCCATTGGGCCATACTTAGGAGCAGGCTGTCCAGTTAAATCTTCTTTGCGCTTTGCTGCTTCTGCTGCAGATTTTGTATCTGTCGCAGTTTTTGCTTTTGCTTTATTGGTAGCATCGGTCTTTTTGATTGCATCAATTTGATTTTGATAATCTACAAGAAGGGCTTTGGCAGCATCATATTTCTTTTTTGTATCATTGTAGTAATCACTACCAACTTTAGAGGTTGACATTTGGTTCTGTAGTTGGGCAATAGTAATCTGCGTTGGTTGCAGTTTTTCTCTAAGTTGCGGAAGCGTAAGTGCCATTATTTTGCCTGCGCTTTTCTAACATCGGCTGCAACAGACTGATAGATAACATCAAGATATTTATTATCTTGCTTTATCTTATACTCTGGTGATGCAGTAATTGAATTGGTAAGGGCTTGTTGGCGACCATACATGCTTGTATCTTGTGACTGGCCCATGATGAGATTGATTGCTTTTGAGTAATCGTTACCTGTGGCATTACGCCCAAGCATCTGTTGGTAAACAGTCTGTACTGCATAGTCTGCTTCTTGCTTTGTAAATACAGCCCCAGTTGTACCAGATGTTGTACCACCACCTGCTGCCTTAACTGCAGCAAATGCTGCTGCAAGGTCAAATGTTCCAGATGTCTTAGTCACTACAGGTTTAGTTGTTACCGCTGGCGCTTTAACAGTGGTGTCACCCATTGCTGCTGCGCCTTTTTCTATAGGACTTGTCATTAGAGCACCACCGAATCATTTGCGAAGTAACGGTTAATAAATTGTTCAAACTCTGGACTACCATTGGTTAGTTCGTCCACAAACATTTTGTAAACTTGAGCAACATCTGTATTGCTTTTAGCACTTAGGCTTCCTGAGCCACCAGCGTTATTGCGCTCTGCAAGAATTGCAGCAAATTGTTTGCGACCATCAAGATAAGCAAGTGCTTGCTTGACAACTGCACGGTCACCGTTCTGAGCCATCCACTTTTTGTCTTTAAAGACATTATCAAGGATTACTGCACGGCGCTCATACTTTGCTCTATCTGGGGAAGCATAGGCTGAGTACCAGTCAAGATTATCTTTCTTCATCTGGTCCAACCAGACAGATTTAATCTGCTTAATGATTCCAGCGTTAGGGTCATTGGCATCTGTGACACCATTTTGCTTTTGGTATGCACTGATTTGACCCATTACATCTTGATACTGTGTCCACCCACGCTTGACGTTGGCTTCAATAAGGAGTTCGTTGGCTGTACGATTCTGACGGTATGTGCTACCACTGCCAGGTGTTGCACCATGCTTGTACTGCCATTGATAGGCAGCCTGTGAGAATGTGTATTGGTTATCACCATCATTAGCAAGGAAGCCTAGAAGTTCGCTATCACCTGAACTCTGAGCCATAGCCATAATGTTGCTAAACTTCTTAAGGTTACGCACAGTCTGAACGCTTGGCTCTAATCCGCCTTGGTTCTTTGACTGACTAATTGTAGCCTCAAAGAAATCTGGATACATTTGAAGAAACTTAGCATCTGCCATTCCAAGTACACGTTCACCAGTTTGTGGGTCGCGGTAGTCAGCATATTGCTGTTGGAACTGACGGTATGTTTGAGCGTAGAAGTCAACCTCAGGAGCCACGGCAAATGGTGCTGAGATAGAAGTCAAGGCACGAAGGAAGAAGAACTTATTAGTTCTATCTGTAATTTCCTGTACCGTTGGAGCGGTAGTGCGCTTGCCTTGGTTAAAGTTGTAAGTCTCATAGCGAAGCATCTGATTGTATGAGCGAACATACAAGTCATCTCTGCTCCACACAGTGCTCAAACGGCGCAGTGCGCTTGGTAGGAACAAGTCTGTTGCCTTCTGTGGCATACCCGCTGGGAAGAATACCTTGAGAGCATCTTCTAATTCAGGGCGTTCCTTAAGTATTAAGTACGCTGGAAGAACTGCGAATGGGCCAAAGCCTGGGTTACCTGGCTGGCCCTGTGTCACAACATCAAGGCTGTTTAGCGGAATGTTAATGTTCTTAAATGAATCTTGAACAATACCTTGCCATGACTTAGGCAGTGTGTCAATGAATCCTTGAGGTACACGCACTACAAGGTTAGCCATCTTGCCACCTTGTAACTGGTTTGCATCTGTGATGCGGTTACCATCTTGGTCAATGATTGTTTGACCATGTACAACCTGTGCGATTGTACGGCCTGCTGTTGCGATAAGCGATGGGTCCTCCATCGCCATACCACCCCAACGGCGGATAGTGTTTTCGTAGGCTGCGTAAAAAGGAAAGAGTAGTTTAACTACACGGCTAGATGATGCACCACTACGGCGAACAATAGTGAACAAAGTCTTTTCAACTTCTTGGCGTGAAGTCTCACGGGCGTGAGTTACTGCACGGTTAAGTTCGTTAGCAGTAAGTCTTTCTTCACCCTTGACACGAGAAATAGCAGCGATGTTAAGTTTAAGTTGTTTGTCATACATGGCTGATGCCAATGGGTGACGAGCAAATACATCTTCTGGTAGTGAACCAAGGAAGCGCATAACACGGCGATTAACAGTGTCAATGATACGCTCTTGGTCTTTGTATTCTTTAGATGTTACAACAAGTAAACCGTTAAGTGGTGTCAACTTCTCGGGAGCAGAGGCAAAGCGTTCTGTTAGGAACTGTTGAATCTGTCCACCTGAAAGTGGCTTGCCATCTTCTTTACCAGTACTAAGAATTACTGCTGTCTCATTATCTGGAATATAAGCCCTGACTCCACCACGAGTAATGTTTATCTTTTCAAGTAACTTCTCATCCATTTCACCGCTTGTTACTTTGTGGAAACCAAAGTACTTGCCAGGTTGAGTGTATGTTGAGTTAGCATAGATGCTACCTTCGCGGGTATGAAACCACTCAAGGATTTTCTTGTCAGACTCGTTATCAAGAATCCTACGAACAACATCATCCATAACGCCTGTCTCAGGGTCGCGGAAGTGCATATTAAGAATGTTTGCCCAGCCTTCAAAGTAGCGTGGGTCAGTAGGCTGAATTAGGCGAACGCTGCGTGAGCCAATTCCTGTAAGGAAAGCCATCTCCTGATTAGATACTTGGTTGTTCCAAGTCTGCTCAGCAGAAGTACGCCCAAAGAACCATGATGCATCTTGATATGCCTTAGGTAATTCATAGGACTGTCCACCAGCAGTAATTTGATGATAACCGTAACCAACGCGTTGTTTAACAGCATTAGTTTCTGCTACATCAATACGAGCACCAAGGCGAGTAACTGCATCATCAAGTGCTGCAAGAGATGCAGCCTTGCTACGAGCAATGTTTGCAGCAGCATCTTCGATACCGTTGTTAATCATTGACTGTAAACCATCTTGTAGATAGTAAGGTGATATAGCGTTATCTCTAATGCCTGAGCGAGCACGCTTCTTGGAAGCACGGCTTGCAAGACGGCGTTCTGCTGGATTCATATTGGCAGCCTCAAAATCAACTGCAACATCTGCCATAGCCTGAGGCAATACACCTTCTTGAACTGACTTAAGGTATTGCTTTACCTGACGTTCACGGCCTGCTGAGCCAATAGCGCCAGGAAGAATAATGTGGCTTTGTCCAGCAGCACGCTTGTCATCTGAAACAACAAGACTTCCGTAGCCATTTTCTTTTGCCCAACGGCTAACCGTATCGTCTGGGTTCTGCCAACCTTTTGTTTTAAGCCATGTATTAAAGTTGGAAGATTTGTCAGCAAATGCTTCTGTCTTAAGTTCTTCTGGCAAGTTGCGCCATGAACCAACAATATCTGCTGGTGTCATATCGCTTTTGCCTGCAGCAAACTCTGCTTGTGATTTCTTGGTAAGGGTTAAAGCCTTGCCATAAGAACGAACCTGTGCTGTCTTACCTTCGTTGTAGCCAACGCGAAAGACTGGGCGGTGAGTCATGTTCTTGAAAAGTAATGTTTCTTCTTCGCCATTTTCGGCAGCAAGTACAAGGGTTTCAAAGTCAATAGCCTTGACTTTTTGCCAAGAGGCACCCTTCTTAATTTCAACTTTCTTACCTGCATTAACTGCATCAATCATATCTGATTGGAGTTTAATCATGGCTTCATTTTTAATATCAGTACGCTTAAGAGATACTTTTTGTTCTGGAAGTATTGCTTCAAGTTTTACAAGACGACCTTGAACTGGCTTGCGGTCACGACTTTCAATACCTGGAGCAACGCCAATTTCTGAATCTTGTATTGAAACAACTTTAAACTTTACACCTGCTGGAAGTAGGACTTCTTGTTCTGAACCAACGCTAGTTGCTGTTTGGTCAATATTAAAGCCCTTATATGTTGCTTCAATATCTAAACCAGGGTGACCTTTCGGTACCTTGATTTCAAAAAGCGTTGGTTTAAATCCCCCGCTAGCACCAACAAATGCACTACTACTTGCAACATTTATATCTTTGCTTGTAGAAGTAAAGCCCTTTTCAGAAATTACTTGTCCAACAGTTAAGTTTTCGTATGGCGTACCAGAGGCGGTAATGCCACGATAAACCGTTGTATTCTTATTAACAGTACTGCGTTGAACTGTGCGTTTTAATCCAGCAACCCATTCTTCGCCTTGCTTGTTTAAACCTTCTGGTAAGTAATCTTCATTAAAATAAAAACCACGAAGTTGTGACTGCTCAATACCAGCAACACCAGTCACCCATGGGCGTACATACTTACTAAAATCTGCTTTTGGCATTTGTGCTACAACACCTGGAGTACCAATTTCGGCTCCTGGGGCAAGAGATGGCTTATCACCAATATGACCTGGGCGACCAGATGGAGTCTCAATGTACTGTTCTACTGAGTGGAATGTGCCACCCTTGGCGTAACGGTCAGCGATTGACTTAACCCCAGATGTAGAAAGAGAACGAGCCTCGTTAATGT